TGCAATAATTAAAATACATTCTGCTAAATGACCTTTACCATAACCATCTACTTCATCATATAACAAACGAAACAAGTCGGCGTAATCTGTAATCTTATTATCAGCTAATAGTTGTCTTATTTCTTTGAATGCATTTTTTTTATTCTGTGTTTCTAAAATCTTTAATAGTTTTAACTTATAATCATTCTGTATAATACTTGATGTATCTAATTTAAGTCTACCATTAACCACATTTCTTTGAGCTGAATTAATAACCCTACGAATATCAGGATAACCACTTTCCACCAAAACTTTTATATCTTCAGGACTATCCATTATATTTTCTTGTATCAAGATACTATGAAGGTGTTTTGCAACTTCTGTTTTAGATGGTGGAATAATCTGAAATGATTGACATCTCGATTGGATTGGGTCAATTATTCTCTCAACAAAATTACAGGTTAAGATGAACCTACAATGTTTACTAAAGGTTTCCATTAGATTACGAAGAGCAGCTTGAGCATTTGGTGTAATATAATCACACTCATCCAAGATAATCACTTTCATATCCTTAAAACCAAGTGTTGAAGCAAAACTCTTAACCTTTGTCCTTACGGTATCTACATTGTTCTCATCTGATGCGTTAATATATAGACAATCACATTCTATATTATTAACAAGTAATTTAGCGAGAGTGGTTTTACCCGTACCAGCTCTTCCATATAATAGAAGGTGTGGTAAATCTCCACTCTCAAGATACATAGATACTTTACTCTTGAGATGTTCATTCCCAATATAAGTATCTAACTTGGAAGGCCGATATTTTTCTACCCATAGAGTATTACTCATAAAATCCTTTTTGCTCTACTTTAAATTCTTCGATTTCTAATTCACTTGAACTAACTTTTGGATAAGCTAGTTTTGGATGTTTTAACGTATTAATAAATAGTTTGTTTTCTTTCCTACTACCAATAAAATATACGTATCTATGTTTTTCAGGTTCTCTCATTCTCCAAAAAGTATCACCAACTGCTTTTTTTAACTTTACAATATTATGACTACCAAACTTTGAAAATACAGTTCTACTATGTATCCACTTATAAGGCTCTTTAGTCAATGATATTGAATAGTTAGGCATTAGATTTAATCCTTCACCTTGATAAATCCAATTAGTTGCTTGATAAATACCACCAGCATGTCTTTGTGCTGGGTCTGCATATGATATTAACACTTTTGTATCTTTTGCATTTTCTTTCAACCACTTAAATGATTGTGATATTGTATATGATTCTATATTCTTACCATAATCATCGTGGATGAAGAGCCTAGTCAATTCTAATATATTGTTTGTTTGTAATATTGTTTCATCCTTAAAGATAGAACCCATAACAGTTCTACCTACAGGATATCCATACGACATACAACCTATTAACGTTTCTTCTGGCTCATCAAAGAACTTATGTTCTTTACCTGTTTGATAAAATATACCTAAAGCATACCTACAAGAAGAAAATGAATGACTATAGTGATACTTTTTTATTATCTTTTTTGCTAAAGACTTAGGTATCTCTCTAAGAAATACTTTTGATGTATCGCAGGTTTTAGTCGAGTTCACTCGTTCCAACTAACCAATATGTTGAAGTGTAATCGTCAACTTTAAAGTTAATCTTCGATAAACCCTGACTACTGATTTCTAATGTAGCACTTTCACATTCTTTATTTGCAATAAGTATCTCTTTAAACATACTTGCACTAAAAGAAACCTTTTCAATATCACTAACCTTTGAAGTAGTTACAGGAATTGTTACCCTATTGGTGTTAACTTCAGCATAACCAATAACTATCTTAGTACTTGTTCCGTCTGTTAATACCGTGAAGTTCTCTGCTTCAGACAAAGCACCTTTACCAGCAATAAACTTATTAATAAATTGAGGTGTTATATCTACACTCAATTCAAAATCTGGTATTGTTTTCATTTGTGGTGGATCATTGATAATCGATGTATCACTTAACATATAATTTATAGATGATGAACCATCATTTACTTTTATTGAAAGTGCTTTATCTCCGGATTTAGTTAATGATATGTTAACATCTTCATCTAACACGTCAAGTAACTTAATTAATTGTTCGGTATTGTATACACCGATATTGGAATCTTCAAAATTCCACTTATCCATTGTTAAATCACCAAGTAAATTTTTATCTCCTGATATAAATCTAGCTGATAATTGTTGATTTTCTGAATTACTGTTTAAGACTACTGAATTTACTATACCATTCAAGTAGAATTTGTTAATAAAACGAACTAGCTTTTGCTTATTCATTGTATTTTTCTCCTATTGTTTATAACCATATATACATATATATATAAGTTTGTTTTCTCAAAATCAAAAAAATCTTTCTATTGTTTTACTAGCATCTGTTGGTTCATCCCAATTAAGTGCCTGATAAAACATCATAATCTTTTTATGTAAAGCTTGTTTATATAACTTATTAGGGTTTATAAATTGTCTTATAAAATCTAATATTTCTGGTGGGTCTTCATAACCCTTATACGCTACTGTTTCTAATCCAAGTGAATTTGGTTTTAAATAAACCCACATAATTTTTTCACCATCAAATATTTCTGAATACCTTTTTGAAACTTTTAGATGTTTAAGTAAATCATTATAAAATATTGCTGACTTAACGTGAACGGGAGTTCCCAACTTATATGAGTTAAATAAGTTACCATCTTTAACTCTATATTTTTTTATACCCCTTACACTTGTAGGTATTGCAATTTTATTAAAATCCATAAGTTTCATACTATTCTTAAAATTTATAATAAACTTATCTAATTGTTCTTTTGGTACATCCATTAATATATCATCCAATACCTTAGATAACATTTCTTTCATAGCGGTTGGGAAACTTGAACGAACTGTATCCAATCCTTTAACCATCATCTTATCAACTTTTTTACCGTTGTCGTTGATAATCTTTAATCCATATCTCTTCTTAGTTACAAATAAACCACTCTTTGCAATAACCTCTTGTTTGATATCAAATCTATGTTTATTTAAATTACAAAACTTTTTAGCAAAATAGTTATACCCATTATTAAGGTACAATTGAACCTCATCAGCTATCTGTAGAATAGCTTTGGACATCTTATCAACATCTTTAATATCTAATTCAGGAAACCGATTCTTTACAAGTGGTGTAGCTGAATAGAATACTGAATCTGTATCAATGTATATACAATGGTCTTTAGTATCACCTAGTTCTTTATTATAAAACGAATTTGCTATCTTCTTTGTAAACTTAATTAATGATTGACCTGTGTATGTAACAGCCTCTGCATTATCTAAATCATAAAAACGAAATACAGGTAATCCTAATACACCATATAAACTATTTAACAAAACTTTCTGAAGATATTGTCTTCTATCAAAGTATTCTGATTTAGCTATATCACCGTCTTCATAAAATTTCTTTGATAATTTACGATACTCGACTCGTTCATCAAACCACTTTCTTAATAGTGCCGGTAATAACCCATCTTTATCTGAACGATACATCACACCATTTGTAGCAACACCGACTTCTTTACCATCTAAAAACTTTTGTAATTCAACTTCAGTAAATCTACCTAGTATCTTTTCACCTTGAGTTACAGAATATGTTTTTTTATTTTTTTTATTTATGAACTCTTCAGGATTCCAACCTTCAATCTTACCCAACTTTGTTTCAGGTGATATGTTTAGTGACATAATACAAGATGGATACATAGAAGTGATATCTAAGTCATATACCCACTCGTGTTTACCTTTTTGTGGGTCTTGAACATATGCTCCGACAAACTTATCGTTTGAAAACTTTCTTGGTCTTGATGGTTTATTTGGTGCTATAATACTTTTCTTTTTTAAATAAACTAAAATAGAACCCTCTAAATAACGAGAACTCATAAATACATCTTCATACGGACAGTGTCCAAGATGAGCCAAACCACGAGCGATTCCAATGAAATCTAACTTATCATCAATCTTCTTGACAAGTTTTACATCTTGTAAGTTATATTGTACGAACTTATCTAAATCATTTTCATATAACTCATTAAGTGTACCATCATATGCAACCTTTTTTTCACCAACTTCATATTCACCAATAGCATCTAATCTGTATGATGAACGTTCACTAAATGTAAATCTCTTGTATAATGCAAGATAATCTAAAACACTTACACCAGCTATCTTATACCTCTTACTGAAATCACTCCATTGAACCTGCCCTATCGGTGATAATAAATTAGCAACTTCTCTACCTACAACTTGAATAGCTCTATTATATAAATAATTTATATCAAAAAACTCAACATTCCAACCTGTTAATATGGTTGGTTGTATTTCCATATACTTTTTAAAGAATGCATTTAATAAATCATATTCATCGTAAAAAGAAACTATAGTATCACCATCTTCTTTGGTTCTACTTTCACCCAACTCTAATTTATCAGTTGGGTCTAATACATAACAGAAATACTTTTCTAAGATGGGGTCATTAAAACCAATTGAAGTTATTTTATTTGCAGCTTTTTTAGGGTCTGGAAATCCATCAGTCACTTCAACCTCAATATCAAATATCATTGTACGGTGACCTACTGATACATCATCCGAATTAGTATAGTTATCAACCAATACTCTGATTTCAGGATTTACATCAGATTCAAATAGTTCTGGTTGGTCTTTTTCCCAAGTGTTGATTTTTTTTAATTTATCACCATAAAGAGATGTAAAAGTTCCAGCTCTATTTTTAACATATGCATACTTTTTATAACGAAATGTTTGGTGACCAAATTTGTCATCCAAATATGCATTTTGTTTACTCTTCTATCGTAAAATATGTTTTGATACAACTTTTATATAATTTCCCAATTTATTATGTCTAAATATACGAATAAAAACCTATACAAGTCAAGTACTTTTTATTTCTTCACCGGGTATTTCACAGCTATCATTGTTACAGAATTTGTCTATTTCTGCTTCTTCATTCTTAATTACACCAAATGATAATTTACCAAGTTTATTAACTTGTTTATTATATTCTTTTTCATTAATAGCTTCATATGGCATTTGTTTGTAAGCACCATAGTCGTGTCTTGGTAGTAAAGAAATACCTTTTAATCTATACTGAAAGTAATTTAATACATTTGGAAGTTGTTCAGCTTCTGTTTCTGGATTGAATGTTGCCGTACAACTAACTTGGTTATCAGCCCAATGTCTTTGCATAAATGCTGCTAAACTGAACTGTTCCCAAATGGAAAGTTCAGCTGCGGTTCTGATACCCTCACCTACATCAACAGGAACTTCAACTACCATTGTAGTGTCTTCTGAACCAAATGCAGGTTCTAACTTATATCCTGCTTTTTGTAATGGTTCTATTAATTCAGATTGATTTGATAATCTTACTCTCCGAATATAAAAACGACTTTCGGGATAATGTAAACCTGGAGTAGCACCAGCCAATAAGGAAACTGTACCGCTTGGTTTAACTGAAGTAGTCTTGATGGATTTTGGTACAGCAAACCAATCACTATATTGTTTATCCCATTCTTGTATAATATCATATCCACTCTCCAACCACTCTTTTAATTCGTGTATTCCACGACTTGTTATAAATTGTGCGACACCGCTTACTGAACATCCAATTCTACGATTTCTTAACATAACTCTATTAGTATCAGACCAATGTGTTCTACCAAGTGTTACCGTTTTGGCATACAGATAAGCATATTTTAATGTTTTTTTATAATCCTCTAACGAATCGTGGTTGTTTGGAAATGTCTCTACTAAACAACATAACTCATATGATTCAAGTGATTGTTCTAAACAAGGGTTACCACCCATTACTCTGTGGTCTTTGTTATCTCCACCATTTTTCATTCTTGAATAATGTCTCATATTATCCAACCAAGCAAGACCAGGTTCTCCATTGTCTACAATTCTTTTTGCTATTTCGGTATAATCCATACCGAGTTCTGCAAATACTGAATTGTTTGAAGTCCACCCATACAGTTCTCTATGTGGATTTACTTTATAATTTTTTAAGTCTAAGTATTCTTCATTGTCTGGTTCACCAAATACGATTTCTGCTGTTCGTCTAACATTACCAGCAACTACACACTTACCAATCAAATTCATTATGTCTACGATTGTTGTAATGGTAATTGGTTCTCCACTATTTTTCTCTAATACACCTGTGACACTTTCGTGAACTTCTTTTAATGGTTCAGGACCAGAACTTACTCCACCAAAACCTTTGATTGGTTCTCCCTCAGCTCTTATCTTACTATAATCAAATTCTACACGAGCAGTTCCATGAAAGTAACTTTCTAATAATAATTTTAAGGATTCTACCCACCCTTCTCTTGTATCAGGAATTTCAAATATTTCTTTATTTCTATCTGTATTTATACCTTTAACAATTATTTCACCAGCACCCTTACAATCAAATCCTACACCAACACCTAACATGCTTGCATCCATAAGGAAACAGAATGGTTTAGCATAATCTTCTTTGATTGTTTTAGTGGATACGAAAGCACAATTATTTAGTGCAGCATAAAGTTTCTTTTCTTCTGTAATTGCAGTTCCCATAGCCCACAACCCACGACCAGGAGGTAAGAACTTCATACTAAATATACGTTCATACATCTCTTGAGCTGACTTTTGTGCTTGCCAAGCGTTCCAACCTAACTGATGTGATTCAATGTGATTTTTTTGCATGGAGTAAGTTCCCTCTACAACACGTTGAACTGTTTCCCACCATTTTTCATTTTTACCATCTTCTTTGAGCCGTGAGTAGGTTCTCATATAAACTAATTCACCTAAACCATTAAAACCAAATGGTGCTTTTTTTCTTTTAAACTTGTCTAAAAACTTTTCTGATAACTTAAACTTTTCCATTAACCTAAACTCCTGTTGTAATCTATTTTTCTCGTAACAATGATAAATATAATATATACTAAACTTAATCTATTATTTATTCAAATCCATCAATGTTTTTTTCCATATCGGTAAATTTGTTCTTTAACTCTTTTCTCAAGAACTCTTCGCTGTTATTCATCTTATTTTGAGTGTCTTTTCCAAACTGACTACTACCTTCAAATACTTGGATTTGACCAATATTTGTATTTATTGTAGCTGGATAAGTAACTCCATCAATTCCAAATCTATTTTTAATCACGTGGAATCTACCTGTATTAGCAATCTTATCTTCTACTTTTCTACTCATACTCATAACAAAGTCAGCAGTCATAACCTTACTATAATCCTCTGAAACCTTATCAGCCCCAATTACATCTTCTTCAAGAGCTGAACGATTAGCTTGAGACGCTGTCCATATTGGTATTTCTAATTCACCAGCTAATCCTCTTAAATCTTCATAGATAGTTCCTATAGCGTGTCTCTTCTCTTTAAAGTTTCCTGTAGGCATTAGTATATCAGCATAATCAACTAATACCATATCTGGTTTTTCACCACTTATTTCAATCTGTTTTAAATGAGAACTGATTGTTTGAACACTAGCACCTTTAGTTGGAAAATACTTGATTAGTAATTTACCTGGAAGTTTTGATAATTTAGCCTGTACATCATCTTTATAATATTTTATATTTGATGTGGTAACTCCTGTAAATATAGAATCGTATCGTAACCCAACATAATTTTCATTTAACTCTAATGTATAATGAACTACAGTTTTACCTTCTTTTAAAGCACCAGCTCCTAATGCTTGAAGTGTCCAAGATTTACCAATACCAGCTGGAGCAACAATTACTCCAAGTTCACCGTGACCTAAACCACCATCCATTATATCATTAACCACATCCCAAGGCGTTTTAACTGTTACTCTAGCAGATTCTGCTAATCGTGTTTCTAACGATATGATATAATCGTGTCCTAAATCCCTTGTAGTTCCAGCTTTCATAGCTTCATCTATAATAGATTTTATACCATCGTAATCTTTATTTTCTAATAAATTAACTGACTCAAGTATAGCACCCTTTAATGTTTGATTTTTACAAAAATCTAATGTCTGTTCTTGTACAAATTCTAAATCTGTAGCTTCTATATTTTTCCAAACTTCTCTTAACTTATCCACTACACCAGATTTTAATACATCATCATCTATCTCATCCATCTTATATTTTATGACTTCAAGTGTAGGTTGTTTTTTGTATTTTATATAATAGTCTTTTACTGTTTTTACCAACCATTTATTTGAATCAGAATCAAACATTGGCGGGTTCAATATATCACTAATGGTTTGTATAAACTTTACATCACGTAATAATGATGCAATAATTTTAGACTGAAACGATGTTCCAAATTGTGTTAAAGTTTCACTCATATGTTTTCTCTGCGTAATGATTTAACTGATTAAAATTGGTAAGTAACCAACTATTAAGGTTTGGAAGTGCTGAATATAACTTATCTTCTAAAAACATCTTTTGAAATTTATATTTTACTAACC